CGCAACGGTCTCGACACGATTGCTGACAACTTCGAAAGTGGCTGACCCGGTGCTGTCGATGACGCGTGCGCAGTTATGAGGGTTGAAGTAGTTGTCGCGAATGACGACTGATCGATCGGCAACCACGGTCGAGGCAATTTCAATGTGGTTGACCGACGCGTCATCTTGGAACGACGAGTCAAACCAGCACTGCTCGATCAGCGCCGTGACCGTAGTCGCCGAAACTACGACGCCGCTTCCTCTGAAAGTCCCTGCCGACTTGGAAAGCGAGCACCGACGAAGCACGGAGTCTGTTCCCATGGCCACGAAAGACGAGGCCGTGCCTACCGCGTCGATGGTGTCAATCGCCACGTCCTGAACAGTCGCGCCAGTCCCGAGTGTGAGGATGACGGGATCGTCGAGTGCGATTGTCGTCTGCGACTTGCCGCATCCAGAGAGGGTCATTCCACTACCGAGCGTGACGGAAGAGGACGGAGTATGGGTTCCGGGCATGAGGAGGAAGCGTGAGCCAGCAGGAGCGCCGGAAACGACGGAGGCCAAGTCCTGCGCCGGGCCGACCAAGATGTAGGGACTCGCGGCCTCTCCCACGTACGGACGTATGTCGGCGATGTCGTCATCGTCTATGACAACCGGTCCACCAACCTCATCGACGTACAAAGAGGCGAGGCATGTTCCGATGCCGACGGGAAACGCCGGAACACCTGCACCCTCTTGCCCCTCGAAGATGCCGAGAGTGCCTGAGTCGTCTATATACAGGATATCGTACCTTGCGCTGCCGCTCGGGGCGCTCGTGACCGGACTCAGCCCTCCAGTGAAGATCACCTCTTCGACCCCAAGAGTCGACCTGCATCGTCCGGCCTGTACGTACACCTGATCATCGGCTCCTGCCGGATTCTCCGAGACCTTGAGGTCGGCTAGCTGAGCCTGTGAAATGTTCTCGAAGCCGATGGTTCCGACGTGATCCGTTATCATGCCGGAATCGATGTTTGGCGACGTTGTTCGTGCGAGTGAAGCAAGGCGGAACACGTAGTGCTGGTTGCCATTAGAGTCTACGTAGTCGACAAGCGGCGCATAAGTTACGATATCCTCTCTCACGTAGATCGTCTGGATGACCTTTGCGCGTAGCTGTGCCTCGACAGTCTGGCCGCCGATGTCCTTTTCGATATCGGGATCGTCGGCCGCATCGTATTCGTCGAGATAGACGTTCAGGTACACTTCATCAGTTCGCGGACTGCTGGTCGGAGTCGACAGTTCGAGAATGTAGTAGTCACCAATAGAGGCATCTGCAGTGACGTCTCCCGTGATCCGAATCTCATCGACAGTGTTGCTAGCAATGGCGTGAGTGCCGCCGGGAAGCGTGATTGTGCGGGATACAAGCTCTCCTGCGACCCATCCAGCTGCCGAGTCTTCTAGAACTGTCTCTGAGATTCCGTCGAAGTAGAAGTTCGTGATTCGTGGATGAATCGACTGCTCGGGAATATCGGAAAGAGGATTCAGGTAGTCGACGTCACGGAGCAGAATGCAGCCAATGCCGCGCATGAAGAATCGACCAGCAGCCTCGATGTCAGCATTGCCGGGGCCGCCGCCGAGGATCTTGAAGTTGTCCGCTGGAGAGGACGCAGCTGCGATCCTGAAGCCATTGTTTGAGGTTCCGTACTGACCAAACAACTGAACCAGCCGACGCGATCTCGTATACAGAGAGATTCGATTGTCGTTCTCGTCGTCATCGGTGACAGGAATACCTTCCTGCATGAGGGCGAACGCGTAGTTCTTCTCCTCGTTGAAAACCGCAAAGGGATCTCTGCTATAACGTCCGGTGTATCCGCCCATGATCGCTCCTCTTTACTGCGGGTTGCTTCGGGTCAGCATCTCGAACGAAGTTGTGTAAATCTTAATAGCGGCAGCAGAGCCGCCACTTTGAAATGCGGCGTAATCAATCTGCTTAGAAGCATTAGTCAACACAGTAGCCATTCCGGCTTGAGCTACGAAACCTGTGGCCTGAACTGAAAGCACTGGATCAGAATTCCACGAGGTTGGCGGTACAGCACGAATCCAAAACTGACCGTCGAACGGATCAGCACTAGTAGCATTAGAATGAAAGCACCGGACATGAGCTAGGCAGTACGGGGGACAAAGGATTGCAGCAGTCTCCCAAGCTTGGCTTGCGAGGGTACTGTCGTCTATGTCTGGAACAGGAGTATCGTTCCACAAATACGTAAAGTGATCGCCCACTTGCTGGAACGGTACGATGTCAGAGCTGGCATCAGTCCTGATTGCACCTACGAGTCGCTTGAGGGTGTAGCCACCAGGCATCGTTGGAGCGGTGAACGACTCCGAAAACAGCACATCCACTACACCAGTATCAACGCGCTTGATCACCCAGATTGCATAAAGGGTGTTAGCTGCAACTGTACCAGCATCAAGCCCCGGCTGCGAGTCGCCAACCAACCATGTGCCATCGAGTCCTTTTGTAACGAATATAGCGATGTCGAGATTGTCCACGTTTGTAGAATCGCGCGCACCGCCCGCCCTGACTTGGATCCAGGTATCAGGATAGAACATAGATGTAATGCGAAACCCATGGAGGTGGTCGGGCTGATAGGCCATGGTAGCCACTAACTCTTTGGTCCCAGTTGCACCTATCAGCACACGACCCGTCCCAAGCTCAGAGGGGTCAAGTATGAGGTCTGACCCGTCATAGTAAACGCTCGCCTCCTGGTTACTACCAAAACGCGCTTTCTGGTCGTCCATCCACGCAGATCCCGGCGTAAGGACGGCCCGAGCATCGACGAGGTCGGAAGCACTAATCGTAATTGTTCCGGTCTCGTCGACGAACACGAATGCCACCGGAGTTGTCCCCGAATCAAACTCGGGCCTCGTCGGCATTCCCGTAGTCTCCACTCCCTGAATGATGTCAAGGGAGGCGTCATTACGAAGAACTAGCGCATCCCAGCGAGTATTCGACGGGCTGACGGAAGTTGCCCATGACGGGCTTGTCCCACCGGGCCACTCTATCAAGGACGATCCGTCAGATGTCAGCGCGTTCCCGGGAGAGACGTAAACCTTCGTCGTATCTCCGGGATTAACGCGTGCTCGCAATCCCGTCGGATCGCGGTCGTTAATGATCGGACGAATGTCGGTAATATCATCGTCTTCTATGACATTCGATCCTGCCGACCCCTCAACGAAGAGAATCGCCAAGCAAGTCCCGAGGTCAATTGGGAAGTCTGGGATAACGGCTGTTCCTGTAGACGCCGCAACGCCATCAAACACGTTAAGAGTAGCGGAATCGTCGAGGTACACGACGTCGTACCTATCATAACCTGCCCCCAACGCGGTCACCGCTGGAGCCAGTCCTCCGGAGAAGGTGATCTCAGAGAGACTGTCGACGGACCGGCATCTTCCGGCACTGACGTATACCTGATCGTCGGCCCCAGCGGGATTCTCGACGACCCTCAACGCGGCAATCTGATCCTGCGAGATGGTCGTGAATCCAATCGACGGAACACGATCGACGATGTCTCCTGACACGATATCAGCAGTTGCAGTCCTATTGAGAGTCGCCAACTTGAACACGTAATGCTGATTTCCGTCGGTATCGACATAGTCACTAAGTTCTGTCGGACCAGTCACTCCTTCACGAACGAAGATCGTCTGAATGATCTTTGCCCGGAGTTGCGCCTCAAGTTCTGTTCCACCAATGGACTTCGCGATATCTGGATCATCGACGGAATCGTACTCGTCAAGATAGACATTCAGGTACACTGCGTCTTCCCGAGCACCGCCCGGCGTGGTCAGGTTGATTCGATAGTGCTTGCCCATTCCAGAAGATATCAGCGCCGCTTCGCTTCCACTGATCTTGAGTTCGTCTTGCGTCGTATCCGCTACGGTGTACGAAGTCCCATCAATGATGACTGTCTTGCCATTGTGCTCGTCAGCGAGCCAGTTCGCGGCTGAATCCTCGACAACGGTATAGGCTGACCCATCCCAATACACGTTCGTCACTCGTGGATGGATCGACTGTTCAGCAAGATCGGTAAGGCTGTTGATGTAGTCGACATCCTTGAATAGTAGACACGACAGTCCGCGCATGAAGAATCGACCAGCATTCTCGATATAAACTCCGTCGCCACCGCGAATCGCGAAGTTGTTTGCTGGTGCGGTAGCTTCGACAATCCTGAATCCATCATTCGGGGAACCGTACTGTCCGAAAAGCTGAATCATTCGACGCTGGCGCACAAACTGTTCGAGCCTATTGTCGTTCGAGTCGTCGTCCGTAATGGGCACACCCTCTTGCATGAGCGCGAAGGCATAGTTCTTCTCTTCATTGAAAACCGCAAATGGGTTTCGGCTGTACTTTCCTGCGTAGCTGCCCATCTAATCCTCCTCAGGTCACGGACCTTCTATTCGGACAACGTATGACGTGTCCGCAGGAGCGAACTGGCTCATGATCTTTGCGAGCGACTCAAGTTCTTCCGTCGACACGAACTCTCCGGCAGCAAGAATGATCCACACCCGGAGGATCTCGAAGCTATAGATATCGGACGGATCTAGCACTTTTCCCGGAACTCGGACCCTGTCAGGATAAATTCCGTCAAACTGATCGACGACTGGAATATCCCAGATGAATCCGGTACTATCGTCATACCAATCGTACGCCGGACTGACCAGAGCATTATTCGCAACAGTATACGAGTTCTCCGTCGGCTCGTCGAGAGTCAACACTGTTGACGAGGGGATATCTAATACGACGATCTGCTCGCCCTCCGGAGTTACGGAGTCGCGAATCGTGATCGTCTTTCCAGCCTCAAACGGTGACGTATCGTCAACGGTAATCGACGTTGCACCTATCGAGACGTTGGCAGTTACGTGGGGAACGCCGAACTGAACGCACCGCCATAACAGTGTTCCGTCCGCAACAACGTCTCCCGGGATGGTTGGCCACGTTGGCTCGGTTCCTCCCGCAACCCCTGTCTCTCTCGTCTGATAGTAGTATCCCGTCCGATTTGCCAGAGTCGGCACTACGATGTCTCCGCGTGAGTACGGAGATCCGGCTCCTGCGTACTGGGGATATGCTCCAGCAAGCTGTCCTTGGGCGCTAAGCCGTGTCGTACTATTTGACATCATGATATGTCGCGACATTGGATCGACAAAGACGTCATTTACCCCAACTGCCTGACGAAGTGACGGCTCAAGTGACCGCGTCGTTCCCTTGATCTTGTATGTTGGAACTGCCGCCATGAGCGAGTGGCGTTGCTTATTCGTTGGAAGAGTTGTATTTAGTTCCCATCCAAGAAGACCTGCCAGCATGGGAAGCAATTCTGGTAGAGTCTCATCCGGATCAACTGCTCTCGGGTAGAAATCTATCGCTCCACGAATCCTCGAAAGCGCTAAGCCAAAAATCGAAAGAAATCGCTCGAATTCTCCACGAGCAACGAATCCTGTCTCGTGAATAGCGCTCCATACGTCGTAGAAATCCGGATCTTGTTGTGGAGATAGCTTTACTTGATTCGATTCGGCATCAGCATTTCTATAGGCCGAAGGAACTTTTCTGGCCAGTAGTCGTTGCATGTACTCAGAGTCCCACGTGAACGCAGAGTCCTTTGATACATCAGTCGTTACCCAACTTGGATTTGCTCCAATACATCTCCACAATACATCTCCATCCTGAACCGTACTTCCAATGATCGTTGGCCACGTCGGCTCAACCGAACCCGCAAGACCTCTCGACTGTGACTCGTAGAAATACCCCGTTGGAGATGCCAGCGGGATTACCACGGCTCCTTGCTGATACAACAAATCCGGGCTCCACGCCTGTGTGCCGCTGTAGTAGATGTACGCCGCGTAGCACCAGACTGTGTCAATGGAAGGATTGAGATCTACGTAAGACGTTGGAGAACTGGCGACAGGGCTGTTGACGAGAATTGTTCCGTCATTCTCATCATCCGGATATGCTTTCTCCTTCTTGAGAACGCGTATATTCAGACTTCCAGTATCTATTGGCAAGTTCCACCGAAGAAGGATCTGCGGACCTTCCATGACTGGATCAGCGGTGAAGTTTGACACGAATGCGCCAATATACTCAGCCATCGCTATATCTCTTCAATTCTTACGACGTACCTAGTGTCAGCAGGAGCAAACTGGGTCATGATTCGTGCAAGCCGCTCCAACTCTGGATTCGTCACCGCTTCTCCGGCTTCAAGAAGGAACCATACTCGGAGAATCTCGAAGCTATATAGTTCAGATGGCTCAAGCACGGCACCCGGAACTCTGATTCTATCGGGATAGATTCCGTCGAATTGATCTATGACCGGAATGTCCCAGATAAATCCAGTCTCATCGTCGTACCAATCAAATGCCGGTGACACGACTGCTTCGTCTGCGGGTCCATAGCTATTGTCGAGGGCTCGCTCAAGCTCTAATGTTACTGAGTCGACAACTTCGGCCACGATGATGTTCTCGCCCGCCGGGGTAGCCGCGTCTCGTACGTTGATCGTCTTTCCAGCTTCAAATTCTGACGTGTCGTCTACGATGAGCGTTGTCGCAGTAGCGACGGCAGCGGCCGTGAGGTGAGGAACTCCGTACTTTCGTGTCCGCCAAGTGACGCTACCATCGACAATGTCTTCCAGCGAGGTAGTGGGCCACGCCGGTTCCGTACCGCCGCTCGTACCTGCGCGAGTCACTTGATAGTAGTACCCCGTACGATTCGCGGATGTTGGAATAACAATGGTTCCTCGTGCATAGGCAGTCGTAGCAGTCCAATCAGGATACGCTAGTTCCTGTCCTCCTCGCGCTCCAAGTCTGTTGATTCTGTTCGACATCAGAATGTGCCGCGACATCGGATCAAGAAAGGCCGCATTGACGCCAGCAAGTGGGCGCAAGAGCGACTCAAGGCCACTCACTGTCCCCTTGGTTTTGTAGACTGGAACCGCCGATAGAATTTCCTGCCTTTGAAACTGTGTTGGAGACGTCGTACTAAGTTCCCACCCAACGATTCCAGCAAGCTTCGATAGGTATTGAGGAAGACATTCGTCAGGGTCGACGAGTTGCGGATAGAAATCGGCAGCACCCTTTACCCGAGATAGCGCGATCCCAAATATCGATAGGAATCTCTGAAGCTCGCCCTTTTCCGTTGTACCAGTCTCGCGTATCGCTCTCCATGTTCCATTGTCAGATAGGTCAACAGCAGGAGCTAGTTTTTGCTGCGCCGAATATGCGTCGAGTCTTCGGTACTGAGATGGAATGCTCCCAAATAGCAACTCGCGCATATACGATGCGTCCCACGTTATCGAGGCGGCTCTTGCCCGTTCACCGGTAATCCAACTTGGATTTGTTGATCGACAGACCCACGTGATTTCTCCGTCAACAGACTGTATCGTATCGCCAATTACTTCTGGCCACGCGGGCTCAGTTGTTCCGGCCGTTCCCTTATTCAAAGCCTCGTAGAAATAGCCGTTTGGAGTCGTCGGAACGACAGTCTGGCCAACCTCAAATACAGTTGCGGATGCCCATGTCTGTTGTGCATTATGATACGTAAATAGCGCGTAACACCACGCTCGATGAATCATCGGATTCAGGTCTGCGTAATATGTCGGAGATCCCCCTACCGTGGAACTCAGAAGCTCGTCTCCGTCGGCAATATCTTCGGGATACGCAAGAAGCTTCCTGATCAACTTAATGTGCGTAGAATCTTCGTGGGTCGGCAGATCCCACGTCAGCACGATCTGCGGGCCTTCCATTACGGATTCTGCTGCCATATTGTAGGCAGTTATGTATGCATCAGACTCCGTGGCCACTACGCTCCTCCGGTAAACGAAAGCGTTTGTGTGTCAAGTTGTCGGATCTCGAAGTCCTCGATTTCGACGTTGTTCACGTACTGCGACGTTCGGAAAACAGCGCGGTCGTTGTTCGCCATTGGAGTTGGATTTAGTGATGGATAATCGAGCTTTATCTTCAATGCCGAATCAGTGGTCAAGATTTCTACCCCGACGCTAGCAACTCCTCCCGGAGTCACATTCACCCCTCCCACGTCTCTAACGACATACGTCGATGAACCAGTGAATGTGATCGTGTATTGCTGGTCGATTAAATTCAACGTGTTCTGACCGATGATGTAGGTCACGTCGACAGGAGTCGCCGGAGCAACCTCCCAAATCAATGTATTCGCCGGATTCAGCGTTAACTGGAAAATGTCGACGTGGTCGACTCCGGTAACATTGTCGATGAGAGCCATTAGGTCAGATAGGTTAACGTCCTTTCCGAACTGAGCTTCTTCTGACGTTACGGCGAAGAAGGTCTCGATCACGCTCTCAACGAGAATTCGAACATCAGTCCAATCATACGTCGAGATCACATCCACCGTAGCGACAAGGAGGATTCCAACAACATTAACCGGTCCATTCACGTACACCGTTTCTCCGGCCATTGCTCGTTCTTGAAGATAGACGCGAACCTGTTCGACGAGAGTTGCACTGGGTGTATAGCTCCCAAAAGGAACAATGTAGACATCAATCTCTCGAAATAGGGGAGATCCTCGACGAACCGCGCTGGCCTCTCGAACACCGGTTACTGTTCGCGCAAGAGTCGCGTAATCTTCGAGAGTAACGGCCCGGCCAAGCGCACGTAGCGACTTTGGCCCAAGCAGCTTTGCGTCGTCGATACTCTGTTCTTCTGCACCACCAGATGCTTGTTCTGGATTCGTGACCTCGAATGTTACCGGACCTCCCGACGACGAAATCGTGTCGAGAAGTCGCGTGATCTTGTATGCGCCAACGTTTCCGACCGTGCCACCTCCAACGCGGTAGATTGACGATACAGTGGCACCAGCATTTGGAATTTTGCCTTGCGTCCCATCACCAAATCTGACGATCACGTCGCCAGTGAAGTTCCGCGAGAGTTCGTACACCTTCTGCCCCGGAGTCGCATACCCGAGGCTTTCTATCTCTTCCCAGATCTCAGGGACACCCTCATCGACAATGATTCCAACTGACCCCTCAATGACGTCGTCGCGAGGTACCTGCATTATCTGCCATGCTTCGCCAGTACTAACGCCAATGTCGTCACTATATGTTGTTCCCTCTTGAATTCCAATGCTGACAATCATCGCCGATAGCCGTGCGGTTTGCGCAATAGTGTATGCGTTAGCGAGATCCGTCTCGAAGATGATCGTCGAAGAATCGGGAATTGACGCTATGGTGATCAGTTCGTTAGTCGCGGTATCGTCGCGGATATTGACTCTATCTCCAACGTGAAAATCGAGCGAATTCGTTACCTTGATCTCGTTTGAAGCAAGGGGTGATCCCGTATTCTGTGTCAAGGTTGTGTATGCCATCACGTATTCGTCCAATGTATTGAACGAAATCGGTGATCCGCCGGTTCCTGCTGGAGCCTGTAGCCGCGTTGCTCGTGGAATCGTGATCGATTCGTCGTACGGAGCATCCTCGATCGTGAATTCCTCGTCGGCAGTAGCCGCCTGCTTTCCGGGAACGTTGTAGTCTATGAGCTTGAGAAGATTGACCACTGACTGTCTTGTGAACGCAGTAGGTAGATAGAGATCCTGTGCTCTTCGGTCGACGTAGAAATGAAGAATGTCTGCCGCGTACGAGAATAGCTCGATTAGTACGATTCCGAGGTCGTTAGGATTTCGATCAGTCCATTCAGGTGTGAAGTATGGAATGAGTCGGATTAAATCTGATCGAATGCTGTCGAAATCGCGAGAGAAATAGTCAATAGTTGGTGCTTGTGCCATCGGTAGTCCTCCTACGCCGGAGTTTCCATGTTAAATGGATACACCAAATTTCCTTCTCGGTGCGTCCTAAACGTCCTGAACTTAATGTCGGCAAAAACCGTTCCGGCAACTCTATTTCGTCGTATGATGACGTTCGTTACTTCGGCTCGATGCTCGAAGTCTGCCAACGACGCTTGAATGGATGCCGCGATATCCTGCCCAATGAGTGTATCGGGAGCGAAAAGCTTTCCAGCAAGAGGAGACCCAAATTCTCGTCTAATGAATCTACTCATCACCCGAGTAAGCAGAACTTGCTGCATCCCATCGACGACGTGATCAATTCCCGAATTGACCTGTGGAGCGCCGGTGGCGGTTGAGAAAGTGAACGGAAATGCGAGACCCGCTCCCATTGGACCCGCCTGTTGTACGGCAGTGCTCGCCGTTCTCGTGATCCCAACACCAATTTCCGGCTGTTCCTCTTCTTCTAGCGGCCGAATGATTACGCTCGCAGCCATTCCCGGTTGCGACCAGTCGATTGGAACCGACCCATCTCCGGAAATGACGACGAGTGAGTAGCTGATACCTCGCCTCGGAACGATGACTATCATCGTTCCCGGAGCACTGATCTGATTGCTGGCCACCACATTCGCGTCCATATCGAATAACTCGGCCCTGAACACCACGGCGATTCCTGCCACATTTACGGTTACTTCACGAGTTTCGTGATTGATGTTCACGATAGATGCAGTTGGCCTAGCTGGTGCTGGCATTACCAGACTCCTGATTCCGCGCGATTCTCCCCATCAACGAGATGGCGATTCTTCGCCCCGCGTCAAGCAGCGCCCTTTCTTGCGTAAGGTCGTGCTTTCTCTTCAACTCGTCGTCCGGACGAGTTTCTGCTATCCTAACCTTGAGCTTGTCCAATTGATTGGACAGATGGAGTTTAAATAGCTGCATCTCAAGATCCGCTACATGCGATTTCTCATGCTCATCCATCTTCTTTAGTAGCCGCTCAAGAAGGGCTCTCTGCCCCGATAGTTGTTCTCTCCTGCTATTGGTTTCGTTGATCTCAGAGACTATCTTTGCGAGATCAGACTCGATTTCTGTTATCCGACGCTTGTACTGCCCATCTGACATAGCCTGCAGCACTGTCACGAGATCATCCCTGCCCGTGCTTGTTAGCGTCTCAGAGAACTTGTCAATTGCACCCATATCAGCTCACCACGTGCCAATGACCCGGAGTCGGGGTAACCGGGTCTATCGATGATGCCACGACCGCATAATTTGCGACATGTTCACACACTGCCTCGGAGAATGCTGTGAAGATCACTTCAAGACTATTCTCCGTTACCGGAGGATCTCCCGGAGTAACGATGACGTCGGTTCCTTCAACGGGCGGAGAAAGCCCTCCCAGCGCGCCGATGATCGCATCTTTCAAGTCTCCGGCAGTCGACGCGAATGGATGTAGCGGAGGAGTCGCTACTCCATACGGAGGATCGTAGTTTGGAGGCACGGGAGGAACGGGAATAGTAACAGGACCCGGTAACGAGTGGTCGTGAAGAGTCGCACCAGCGGTGTACACATTCGTCTCAATGGTTCCGAAATGGGTGGCGATCTCAGTTGCAAGAGCAGTGAAGTACTGAGCAGCAAGACCCGAAGGGTTTCCAGTATAGCCAAGGGCTAACGCAGCAATCGTTACCGGTACGAAAGGAATCACTACTGCATGCTTATGAGATGCCGGAGATGTTGCTCCTCCGTTATCCATGTTGAACGGAAGCGCCGTCCACGTGCTCCACATAGTGATGATATCAGCGAAGACAGCATCTACCCACTGCCGAGGTGGCGTCAGCGGGTCGGGAGCCGGATCTGCCCACTGCGGCTGCCACTCACTGGGCAGCTTAGATACCATTGAGTTAAGCATGACTGACTTAATGAGTGGCACTACTGACTCGCTTCCACGTGTTGCGATCCACCCGGATGTGGTCCTCCACTGAATACGCACGGGTGACTAGGAGTATTCGCGCACACGACTCCACCTAAGGCCGGGATTAGCCCGCCGCCTCCCAACAAAGAAATATTGCCATTCGCGATGATGGACACATTCCCGCTGCTATCTATCTCGATCTTCGTTGTATTGTCTGAGTGCGCAATCGTCAGCGTTGTGTTCGTGTCATCCATTTCGATTTTGTGCCCGCCCGGCGTCTCCACGAAGACGCGTTCGTCTCCATCAACATCAGATAGTCCAATCGTGTTGCCCTTCACTGTCTGAATCGAGACGTGTTCGGAATCTTTGGTATTGTTCAGTTCGACGATGTGTCCATGAAGCTTTCCTTCTGGAATCGGCGTCGATAGGCGCATATAATTCGTCGAGTCTTCGATATCCTCCTCGCTCTTGGTATTTTCGTTTACTTGTGTGCTGATATCCTTGAATTCGATCTTATGCCCACGAGGAGTCGCAATCATCCGATGAAATGGGTATTCTGCCTTCGACTCATAAGGAATCGTGCTACGGCCCTTGTACTGGGGATACCACGTTCCGCTGTATAGCGGTCGATCAACGTCACCCGCCTCGAATTCAACCCACACTGGAGATCCGACTATTGGCTTCCAACTCCAGAACGTTGCTGGGTGCTTTGGCCATACCCAGTCAGTAATCTCGTTTCCAAGTACTTCTGGAACACGAACTTTGATTCGATCAAGTCGCTTCGGATCGTCAACGTTAACAACGACCGCTCGATGTATTCCGTAGTGCTTAGCTGCCATTAGACTTCAGCCTCACTCGATCCTGAGACATTCATATAAGGAGTTGGCGTTCCTCCTACAGAATCCGATCCTGACGATGGAATCGTTCGCCGATATTTTCCCGTCGTTGTTCGCTCTCCTTCAAAGATAGTGACGTAATCTGATCCTTGCTTTCGAACTTCATGGACAACGTGCGTGACGTAGTATGGCCCACAGAATCGAGATCCAACATTGAGAAACATGACGAATTGTCGCGGAGCAAGCTGTTCCATTCCATCGACAACAGCCCGTACTCGAACTACCTGCTTTCGTCGATTCGCTTCTGCGTCCAGCATTGTCTGAAGCGCTCCTTGCGACAAGAGATTTCCACGCCCGTCGACGTAGATAGTCTTGTATCGAACAAGTTCTTCTATGTCGATCTGATCGCTAGATTTGACGTGTAGAATATTGTCTGGAACAAATTGAGATGTTACCGTCTCGAATAGTCCTGTCATTGGATTGATTGGAGACGAGATTATTTCCGCCGAATTTCCCATTCCGTCGATTGAGAACGTGATGGAGCGTGCCCCGTCTCCAGCAGCGTCGACTATGTGAGGCTGGTTTGTTGGCTTGATTGATGGAATCATGAAGTAGAGATTGTTTCCCCGAACAAAGAAATCAGTTCCAGACCGAAGGGCAAGTTCTTTCAAGAATGCGTAGTCGGTCATTCCTGCCTGAGTAACACTGGGAATGGTTTCGCGTAGAGGAATTGTTATGTCGTTGGTCTCGTACCCATATTCCTTTGCAATCTCTATTACGATTTGATCGTAAGTCATTCCTTCAAAGACTCGCCGCTTTGCTTGAATCGCGAGCGGAGCGCCATCTCCCAGACCTGATAGGATGATTCTTTGCTGCTGTCCGCCAAACTCAAATCGAGGGCTCGATAACGCGAAACTTCCATGACGATTGATCCGATCCGGCCTATTCGCGTATCCCGTCGTGAGGTGCGCAATGGTTCCCTCACTCCACAGGATGTCATCGGTTAGCTGAACATTGACATTATCGATATAGACCTCTGCGTATGAGATCTTGTCGATATCAAGATCTATCTTTCCTCCCTTTACGAGATGCTGAATTCCAAGTTCGACGGCAGTCATCGTTCCAACCTGTATCCCAATGAATGGATACAGAGGCGCTCTACTCGTCTCATTCAGCGATCTATACGAGCCTGTAGACTCGACCGGGCACATTAGAAGGGCATATCCAATCTAGTTGCCTGTGGAAGATCAAGTGGCCAGAATAGACTATTGGCCTCGGCAATCTGCCACCACCGCCTCGCCTGACCACCGTACTCATACGCAAGCAAATCCAGTTCTTCTTCTGGAAGAAGCTCGTGCTGCGTGACGAGAGAATATCGAGGAGGAATACGAAGATGAATGAACTTCTTCGTTGTCGAGTTGTCTGCCTCTATAAGAGGAGTGAACTTCAGTCCCTCATAGCGACTTCCCGCAAAGATCGGCATAAGCGCCCCCTACTTCTCTGTCGGCTTTTCTTTCTGAAAGTAATAGTTCGCAATGGTCTGCGTCTTTGATGGCGTCGCTTCGCGAATTTCTCCGGACTGGACTTTCTTCGTCCATTCTTTTAGCGACGTGACCTCATCAACTTTCTCATTTGCGGCGACAACGAGTCCGTTTCCAACAGTTCCCTTATAGTCTGGCCACTCGACGAATTCGATATTCGCGATGGCAATGGTAGGATGACCTGTCATGTTATCAATTGCGACGATATCGATCTCAAGATTTTGGATGACGCATCTGAAGTCTTCTTGCGTGATCAGTTTCAATATCAGAGGACGTGGAGGATGCCATACGTGATCGACAAGGCGATTTCCTGTTACTTGTGTAGTGTCGACAGCGTGAAGCCGCTGCTTTCCGCCAGCCTCTGTTAATTCTTCGACACTTATTGGCCCCTTCTTTCCTTCGAGCTTGCGTATATCCCAGAAATATTTAGACACGGCAATCGGGCCGATGATCTTCTGATCGAGTTCCTGATACCACTTCTCTCTAATTGGAAGCGACATCGCCTCAAGAATCTCAAGTGATCGCTGAGTAGATACGGCCGTTCTTCCGCTTCTATTAGTATCGACCCGACGAGTTTTACCCTCAGTTGGGACAATCTCCGATGACTCGGCATAGTCGGTGAACATGAGCTTCATGCCAAGCACACTCGGGCTCGTGTCATCTTCGTATAGCCACGGAATTTCAAGCTCGCCATTCACGTCTCGGTCCTTGTTTCCCGGCTTCCATTTAGTCTTTACGTCGAACTTGATGTCGCTCGGATCAAAGTGAAATAGGAGACGCGAATTCTCCGGCTCGTCGTGCCATTTGTATTCCCAATGGCGTTCGTCGATGTAGTTAGGATCTAGATATACGTATCCAATAGCCATGATGCTTACCTCGGATTCGGGTAGAGCCCGTTACCAACGGGCTTGGTGAGTTGCATTGTAAGAGTCGTCCCACCGGTTAACCATGACTACAAATGGCGGGAGTACGTAGTCGTACCACGCCGTTCCACGTGACGGATTTGGTGCCGGAGTCCTGATGAATCTCGCTTCGACGATCTTCTGCTTCGGCGTATCCTTTATGCCCCAAACATCGTTGTTCATGATTTCTTGCAAGGTAAATTTCAGTTCAGCGCTTCTGATGATGTTCTGTTCGAAGCGAATGA